ACTCTCCCCTGTTCCATGCGTCTGCCGCCCGTTGAATCATGTATGGGTCGGCGTGGCTGATTGTCATTTCGTTGTTGCACCAATTTGGCATTTTGTTTCCTTTGAATATCCTGGTTTATGTGAATAGCATTTGTTGTGTTCTAACTAGGTGGCTTCCTCAAGCCCATAGATTTTTACTTCTTCTACATCAAAGACTGTCACCTCACCATCGGCGCGAAGATGGTCAGACCATGCCTTTTCTTCTAGCAATTCTCTTGCTTGTTCTTCGGTCATTGCTTCAGCCTCTACTTGAACCCAGTAACTGACCTGAATCATTGCTTGATATGTTTTCATTTACTTTCTCCTGGTTTTGGCACATAGGTGCGGGTAGTTTTATCGTATACCATGATTGGTGCTATGGCGTGATCGGTCATGCCATCGTTGCCTGTGCCCAGTTTTTCATAGGCGGCGTATGCTTCGGCGTAGTTTTTATACTCGCCGATAGTCCGATTAGTTTCTTTGTTGACTATGTAGTGATAGCAATCTTCGATGTTCATATCCAATCTCCATACTTGAGCATCGCCTTCTTGTAGTCGGCGTAGCTTTCAAACGAACCAACCTTCATGCAGTACAGTAGGAAGCGGTCGGACATAAAGTAGCCCTGTGCCAACTCGTCCCCTGATTTGCCCAACTCTTTGTAGGTTTCGCCCTCATACTTTCCTTTGAGTACAAACTTAATTGCATCCCACTTCTTCTCAACGTAGCCGTCAGGCAGTAGATCAATGCCGTTCACCCTGCCGTAGCCGTCATAGGATCCCTCCAACTTTGTCCCGTTGGGATATAGAACCACGATCTCGTTAAGAAAGGGTAAGTCTTTGCAGTCAGCAACGACTGGCAGATGTGTTTTAGCGCAAGTCTTAGAAAAAAAGCCCATGATTATTCTCCTGTGATTAGTTCGGGTTGTAAAACATCTATCGTTTCTTGTTCGTATCTCAGTTCTTGGTTGTCACAATCTGATGTGAACAGTTCGTGCGCGGTTTCGATTGCTTCCTCGTCTGATTCAGCCTGTACGCGAATTGATTTAACAATGATCGCTCTAATGATTACGTCGTAGGGTTTCATTCTTCTTCCTCATCGGGTTGTGGATAGTAGTTGTCAACGATTGCGTCAATCATTTCCCAGTTGATCCCAATGTTGCAGTCGCGGCGTTTGCCTATCATCTCCAACATCTCGCGGGACTGGTCGTCAGTTAGCCACGGATTATTTTCCTGGACATCTGTGTAATGCCACGCATCCAGTAGCCAATCGGGGCTTGTCAGCCGCAGAATATCCTCTGCTTTGGGTATTGCCTGACCTTCGGGCAGATCAATTTCAATGGTTACTTTCATTTGATTTCCTTTGGTTCATCTTCACCAAATGAATACTCTTCATCACGCAGATCATTGTCGTGCTCTTCTCGCAAGTCTTCCAACTCCCGAAAGTAGATTTGTAAATGTTCATCCAAATACTCAGGCAGATGACTTGCCAAGCCTTCGGTCTTACCATCGCTCCATGTTACGGACAATTTGAAAGATGTGATTTCTTGTTTGATACTCATGTTATTAACTCCTGTTAATTTGTTTTAGAAAAGCCATTGGTTCTTGAGCGCCCAATCTTTGAACTCTTTGTTCATCACACAGAACGCTTGCTTAGCTTGCGACTTCATTACACTGGTAGCAAACAATGCTTGCCACTCCATGTCCATTCGTTGCAAGTAGGTCATCCACTTGGGCAGAGAATCTTTCTCCACTCTAGTGATCGCACTGAATACCAAAATACATTTAGCGACTGTATCGTTTGGCATCTTCGTAGTAGATGGGCTTGCCATGATCGCATCCCATGTCGGCAACTTGTCCACCACAGTAAAGAACGCTTGCATGTCTCGGCTTGCGCTCTCACCAATAGTGCCTGTCAGCATAGAGATAGTCAGCGAGTCACCTAGTTCGGCTCTGCGCTTTGCAATGTGACTAGCCTTCTCCAAACTTCTTGGTGTAACCACCGCACCAATGCCCGCACGAGATGGATTGAAGATGTACGGATTGTCCTTCTGACTTGAGTCCGTATAGCTTGCCAGTGCATGAGGGAACTGCTTGACCCATGCAATAACCTCGGGTGCAATGTTGTTACTGATAGCCCACTCAATCCACTCGTCTGCATCGGGCTTGCGTACAGTTGTTAGACAGACACGATTGCGAGCATGCGCTTCGAGCATGTCACCCACACCATCTGACATTAGGTTAGTCGTACCAAACACAATCGAGCCCTCGGTCAAGTAGTCGCTACCAATCCTATGCTCTAGCATGAGAGTCAATAGCACATTCTTCACCGCCTTCATCGCCTTGCCGATCTCGTCAAGCATCACAATCACTGGCTTGCCTGTGTGCATCTTGAACCTAGCGTTAGGTGCAAACTTAGTTACCTTCATGTCCCCTGCCATCTCGGTGTAGGGCAAAGCAAAGTCACCAAGGTCAAGCAAGGTGCAATCAATGTAGGCAATCTCGTAGTCGGGATACTGTTGTGCCAAGACTTTTAACATGCTTGACTTGCCAATCCCAGGCTCGCCCTGACCGATTACAGTAACATCTTTACCTACGATGCCGATGCTCTTTGCGAAGTCTTGCAATGAGACTGTGTGACCAAAATTTAAAACTGACATAGCGCACTCTTTCTGCTGATTAACAGCGGTTAATAAATTGATTTTCACGTTCACTAACAGTTGGTTACTTTACCACTGTTATATACATTATAACCCATATCGGGTTGAATGTCAAGCTTTTTAAAATAAATTTGAATTGTGGATTCCCTTTCAAAGTGTGTTGGTGACTGCCTTGCCCGAGGGCTTGACCTCTACGATTTTGTGTATCTCCTTTGCTCGCTTGACTGTCTCAAACACACGACTACGCAATAGCGTTTGCGAATACTTGCAGTCTAGATACTCCACCCTGCGTGTCCATGTATTCGGAGGCACGCCTACATCTTGCATCTCCGCATACGCAACTCTTTTCTCCTCCGCATGATGTGTATCTGACAAGTAGTAGCTTATAAGATACAAATACTCGGACTCATCGCATGTAGCAATGTGGTTGTACAACTTCTCAGCGTTAAACGGACTTAGCTTCTCATGGAGATACCCACCCCAAACATTGACTGTGACCCCTGCGGTCATGCGTGTCTCATGCATAATCCATCCGTCTGACATTTTGAGGAACGACTCACAGAAGTTTACGAACGGCATCAAAGGGGCGCGTGCTTCTTTCGCCAACTGCTTATCCACAACTTGTTGCTTGATGACAAGTTCCTCGGCTGGTTGCCAACCTTTGTCCTCACCTAAATACTTCAGATGCAACTCACCACTTATAGGTAGCAAGTCATCTCCGTTTTGTATCCACAGTTTCTTGTACCGCTTGAAGCAACTGAACGGACTGTGCTCATGTATAAACTCAGCAGTAGTTGGTGTTGCCCAAGAACCAGCACGAAGCACAATGTCACCATTGGGAAAGTACTCTACGCACTCTGTGCCGTAAAGCTTTGCGCAGTAGGATTTCCCACCCTCCACATCCTGAGACGTGATAGTTTCCCAATCTCTTCTGCGCTGACCAATGGGTCGCACATCAGTAGACCGCCCACGAATGGGCTTGGTGTTGTTGTACTTATCTTCATAGAACTTATAGCTTGAATTCATTTTATTAACTCCTGTTAATTTAATTGTCGAACCAAAATACAAAACGAAACTCGTTGGCTTGAGTCACCTCGCCTATGCCCGATACCCCGCACATCTCTTGCAAGAACTGAAGCACTGCATAGTTCTTATCTACCTTCAATGTGTTTTGGTGATACTCGGTCATGGGCTCTTCTTCCCCACTCTCTATGGCTTGCACGCCATAGTAGTCATCAGCAAAGTCAGATGCACTCAGCCACGAATGGCTATGCCCATCACCCGACCACCCATCTGAATACATCTGCACCATCTCACTCACATCCTCGGGCAACCCTTGCGGGTCACGCCCATCACCACGCACACTGGCAAGTCGAGCAAATAACTCATAGTTGCGACTGTTGACCACATAGAACCCATGCACAAACTTAGGCGTGTCGCTTGACCACAACGCCTTGGAATAAAGTACACAGTCAAGGTTAGCCATAAACGCCCACTTGCCCGAGGGCATCTTGCGTTCTATATATGTATGAATATCTGCACCCATCATGGTCTCCAGTACAAAAGGTCAAGGGCTAGCACCATCAGGGCTAGAAGAAATAGCACTCTCTCAAACTTTTCCCACTTTGTCATAGTTATTAACTCCTGTTAACTTGTTGTGGTATGTATTCCATACCGATAAACCCTGATGCATACTCATGGTCGTTCAACCCGAATCGGTAGCCAACATATCTATATGTACCATTGGGCTTCTTGCCACACGCATAAAAGAATCCTTGCGGGTCTTGCGACTTGTACAAGAACGCACTGCGAGCCCATTGCGCTCGGCACATTTCAGTTTCCTTCTGCTTCCACTCGTAGTAGTACCAGTTTGTGAACACGCCCATCTCGTAGTGGGCTTCGAACTTACTCCAATCCTCGATCTTGTGATCGACAAGCCAGTCGGGAACTGTTGTGCGCAGTGCCTCAAGCATTTCCATGTCGGTCAGCACGATGCTGTCAGGGAACTCACCCATCTGCGCTTCCAATAAAGTTTCGTATTTCATATCATTACCTCGTCTAGTTGTAGGCTTGCGAGGGTCATACTTAAATAGACCCATCTGTCGCCCTGTGTTAACTTGCGCACCCAAACACCTCGAGGGATAATGTCCATCACCTCGTACTTGTGCTTGAATCCTTTGTAGTCCTTGCGTATCAGCGTGTCACCAATATGCACAGACTTGCCTGTTTTGCGATCAATAATCATTAGATTACCATCGCAAGCGTACTGAGTAAGATAATCAGAAACACAATATACAAATGCATTTGGCGTCTGAATGTCGCACCACGCTGATAATCACCGAGATAAACTGACTGCCAAAACTCGCCCTCTTGAGTTATCTGATTATCAAGTGGCTTCTCATAATACTGACCGATCATTATCTTGCCTGTGTTGTAAGCTTTGTCCATGTTATTAACTCCTGTTAATACGATTAGTATTCACCATCACCGAACGCATGTTCACGCTCAAGCATACACAGTTGTTCCCAATGGTGTCTGAGTCTAGCTTTGCACAAATCCATGTTACCCTTGTTGTCATCAATCACCTCTTGGTAGTCGGCACAGTCGAACGACTCGTAGACCCAATGCCCACCATCTTCGTAGTTGGCTCGGGCAAAGTCTTGCAGTTCTTTGATTGCCGTTGTTCCAAGTGCGGTGTTATACGCACCAGTTGTATTGTTGTCCACACTTGGTATAACTTCTTTATCAGTCATCTCACTCTCCTTTGGTTGTTACGATCTCAATTAAAAAGCCAAGGCACACGCCCGATGCGACAAGGCAAAGTTTGTGCAAGCCACCATCACCATTGAACCCAACTACCAAACCGATGGTTGAAAGAACACCGAACGTGGCAGGGATAAGTCTCTCGTAGTTCATTTATTAACTCCTGTTAATATCTTTTGGGTTGTTGCGCTTGGGGTTGACCAATCGCAGATCATCGGGATTGTGGATGTACTGGTACGCACCCTTGCTAAAAGGGATTTCCACAATGTGTCGTTTTTGTCGTGCAAGCTTCTCACCACACACCATGCAGTGCTTGAAACCGAGAGCCCATCGAGCAAGCGGTATGTCCTCGCCACAGTTTCGGCATGGGTGATATGCAATATCGTTCATGTTTCTCCTTAAAGTTGCCTGTTTTTTAGGCATTGTTCCGTATGTTCCACTGTGTTCCAGTGGGTCGAGATGAGGGAAAGTGCAATGAAATCAACATGTTATGCGCTTCGTTGTCAGCCTGTTCCAATGTTCCGCCCCAAATATGGGTTTGGACAAAGCGTTGTCTGTCTATTCTACCCGAACCACTTAACATTGTAAAGTATTTTGCGATTCGTCTACCTTTATATATATTATGGAACAATGGAACAAACATACTAAAAGTGGTAAAAAAGCCTTTAGAATCAACGACTTGCTGTGTTCCAGTCGAACGGAACATTGCGGAACAAGCGGAACAGAATACTTTCGTATTAACATCTGTTAACAACATCATCATCATCTCCCTGCTACTATCACTAAAAGTGATCAATAAAATTAAGACAAAGAAAAAGCCCACCGAAGTGGGCTGGTTGGAAGCGTTGGGTGCTTATTTATTAACTGCTGTTAATACGGCTTGCAAAGCTTGCTTTGTTGCAACAAGATCAAAATCGGCATCTGTTGCTTTTTCGCACTTCTTGATAAAATCAGCGATGCCTTCTTGAATTTTAGTTTTCAAGGTTGTGGTTTCACTTTCCTTCTTTTCAGCAGGGAAAGCATATCCCACGATGCGGGAGAAGTAGGTGTTAAGTGTTGCCCTTGCGTCTTTCTTTGCTTGATTGACGTATTCCCATGTATCACGCTGACCCGCATCAAGCAAGTTAAACTCTTTCGAATTCTTGCGTGGCAATTCTGTTGCAAGAACTTTAGCGTGGCGCTTATCAATAGCAGGCAGAATAGCGTCAGCGATAAACTGGGCTTTGACTTCTAGCATTGCTGATTCAGTACCAAAAAACGCGCGTACTTTTTGCCCTGCTGTTTCCCATTTATTAACAGTGTTTATATCTTGGCGGACTGCATTGGTGCAAGCTTCTACTGTTGCTGAATAATCGGTTGATTGAATTGAATTAGTCATAAGGTCTTTCAGTTGTTTATATACGTACCAAATCGGTACAGTTCTATATTACCCCATAGTGTTAATAATTCAAAGCATTTATTAACTGGTGTTAATATTTTCCCCCAGCCCATTAAAGACACCCCACCCCCCAAAATAGCAGATGGGACTCCGCCCATTCATACTACATATTAATATGCACAACCAATCCTACTCATTCCAAATTCGTAACGTGCGCGCACATTGTGCAGAGTTAACGAACGGAACAAGGCATACCTAAAGATCTTTACACAACACGTTTACCCCCAGGATACTTATTGCCGCTTTTTGGAACACCCCCCGTCACCTTTTTATTTCGCTACCCCCCACCCCAATATTTGCAAAATTTTGAAAACACTGTACACTTTGGTAAACCAAATGCAGGAGCCACAAACCGCTTATGCCTATTATTGCTACGCCAGAAGTTGGGATCCCACTCCCATTTGACACCACGCCTGAAGAGATAGAGTCTTTTCGGGAAAAGGCGCATGCCTACTTCAAGACAGTCGAAGCCCTCACTAAGCAGGGTTTAGAGATTGATATCACCCAGCAGGACAAAATGGAATCGCACCAGATAATGGCGTCAAAGAAGTTACCCCCTGCAAAAGACCTGACCCCCGGAACCATATTGAATCTTGAAGCCATCCTGACAGAATGGGATCAGGAGGTTTTAGACGTACAGCGTCGCCTGCGTAATTACATAACCAACAAACTTATTGCCGAGTCAGTAGACCCAGACCCCAAGCAGAGAATGCGTGCATTGGAGAATCTGGGCAGAATTGGTGCTGTAGGATTATTTAGCGAGAAGATTGATGTAACAGTTACGCACCGCACCGTAGTAGATATTGAGTCTGAGTTAAGGAAAACCCTTGCTTTGTATGGCAGCCCAATAGTGGATGTAGAAGCTAAAGACGTTCCTAAAAGTATTGACGACATAGACTTGGACGAAGAACTAGGAAGAGCAGATGGATCCGAAACTGCTGATTGAAGCGGAAAAACTTCTTCCTAACTTGCCAGAAGCAGCGCAGCAGAAGGTAGGGCAGCTAATTGCCGAGGCTAGGAAAGCAGTTACAAAGCAAAAAGCAACTAACGACTTCATGGCATACGTTAATTACGTGTGGCCAAGCTTTATTCATGGCAGACACCACGAGAAAATGGCCCGTGCGTTTGAGCGAGTAGCCCGTGGTGAGGTCAAAAGGCTTATTATTAACATGCCGCCTCGTCATACCAAGTCAGAATTTGCCTCATATCTCTTGCCAAGCTGGTTCCTGGGGATGTATCCGGGCAAAAAAATTATCCAGACCAGCCACACTGCCGAGTTAGCGGTGGGTTTTGGCCGAAAAGTACGTAACTTGGTGGACTCAGATGCCTATAAAGACATATTTCCAGACGTTGCGCTCCAGTCTGACTCCAAGGCGGCTGGTCGCTGGGCTACAAATTATGGCGGTGATTATTTTGCTATCGGTGTCGGGGGCGCTGTTACTGGTAAGGGTGCTGATTTGCTCATTATTGATGACCCTCACTCAGAGCAAGAGGCCGCACTAAGCGAAACTAACCCAGAAATCTACGATAAGACGTACGAGTGGTACACATCTGGCCCTCGTCAGCGTTTGCAACCAGGCGGAGCCATTGTAGTGGTGATGACTAGGTGGTCAAAGAAGGACTTGACGGGTCAAGTACTGAAAGCAGCGGCCCAGAGAAGTGGTGAAGAGTGGGAAGTAATTGATTTCCCGGCTATTTTACCTTCGGGTAAACCCCTATGGCCTCAGTTTTGGTCGTTGAAGGAACTTTCTGCCCTAAAAGAAGAACTTCCCAACGCCAAATGGCAAGCGCAGTACATGCAGCAGCCCACTTCGGACGTATCTGCCATTATTAAACGTGAATGGTGGCAAATTTGGCCGGATGATGACGCACCTTTCTGCGAATTCTTAATTCAGTCATGGGATACGGCGTTTTTAAAGACAGAACGCTCGGACTATTCCGCTTGCACAACATGGGGCGTGTTCTACAAGCCAGATTCTCTTGGGATAAATAGAGCAAACATTATTTTGCTCAATGCGTTTAAGTCTCGCATGGAGTTTCCAGAGTTAAAGCAGCGGGCGATGCAAGAATACAAAGAGTGGAACCCAGATACCCTGGTGGTTGAGGCAAAAGCGGCAGGAAGTCCACTTATTTTTGAGCTTCGTGCGATGGGCATACCCGTGCAAGAATTTACGCCCACTAAAGGTAACGACAAGATAGCCCGGTTAAACTCGGTGGCTGATATATTTGCGTCGGGAATGGTGTGGGTTCCCAACACCAGTTGGGCGGAAGAACTTGTGGAAGAGGTTGCAAGTTTTCCATCTGGCGAACACGACGACATGGTGGACTCCATGTCACAAGCACTTATACGTTATAGACGTGGCGGCTTTATTAGGCTAGAGTCCGATGAAGAAGATGAACCACGGCAATTTCGCAGAAAAGAACCGTACTATTAAGGATCAGACATGGCAACAAACATCGACAAAGCACTGTACCAAGCACCACAAGGCTTAGAAGCCCTGATGGGAGAGCCGATGCTTGAGATTGAGATGGAGCCTGAGATTGAAATCACTGAGTTAGAGATTTCTATTATCCCAGAGAAATTAGAAGGCGGCGATGAGTTTGATGCTAACTTGGCTGAGTTCTTAGATGAGAGCGTGCTTGAGGAACTTGCCAGTGAGTTAGCCAGTGACTTTGACGATGACATTGGTAGCCGCAAAGACTGGATGCAGACTTATGTAGATGGTCTAGAACTCTTGGGGATGAAGATCGAAGAGCGCACCGAGCCATGGGAAGGTGCGTGTGGTGTGTATCACCCCCTGCTCTCAGAAGCTCTTGTAAAGTTCCAAGCCGAGACAATGATGAGTTCGTTCCCAGCGGCTGGGCCCGTAAAGACCCAGATCATTGGTAAAGAAACACCAGAGAAAAAAGCGGCCTCTGTTCGTGTGCAAGAGGACATGAACTACCAGTTGACCGATGTAATGACTGAGTTTCGCCCAGAACACGAGCGCATGCTGTGGGGCTTGGGTCTGTCTGGTAATGCGTTTAAGAAAGTCTATTACGACCCGCACATGGAGCGTCAGATCTCCCTGTTTGTACCGGCAGAAGATTTGGTTGTGCCATATGGTGCAAGTAATTTAGAGACGTCTGAACGTGTGACACACGTCATGCGTAAGACTGAGAACGAGCTACGCCGCCTACAAGTGGCTGGCTTTTATCGTGATATTGACTTGGGTGACCCAGACAATGTGCTGGACGAAGTTGAGAAGAAGATTGCGGAGAAGATGGGCTTTAGAGCCACAACTGACAGCCGCTATAAACTTCTTGAGATGAGCGTTGATCTTGACTTGCCCGGGTACGAGCACGAAGAAGATGGCAAACCAACAGGTATCAAACTGCCATACATCGTGACCGTTGAAAAAGGGTCTAGCAAAGTTTTGGCCGTGCGCCGCAACTGGGAGGAAAGCGATGAGACCTATCAAAAACGACAGCACTATGTCCATTACGGATATGTTCCCGGATTTGGCTTCTACTGTTTTGGCCTCATCCACCTCATTGGGGCTTTTGCTAAGTCAGGCACTTCTCTTATTCGTCAGCTTGTCGATGCTGGTACTCTAAGTAACTTGCCCGGTGGCTTTAAAGCTCGTGGCTTGCGAGTTAAAGGAGACGACACTCCAATTTCTCCCGGTGAGTGGCGAGATGTAGATGTACCCAGCGGTACGATCCGTGATAACTTATTGCCGCTTCCATACAAAGAACCTAGCCAGACATTGATGGCATTGCTGGGCCAGATTGTGGATGAGGGACGTCGGTTTGCTAATACCGCTGATCTTCAGATCAGTGATATGTCTGCTAACTCTCCCGTTGGTACTACGCTAGCTATTCTGGAACGTACGTTAAAAGTGATGAGTGCTGTGCAAGCACGTATTCACTATTCAATGAAGCAAGAGTTAAAACTCTTAAAAAATATCATTGCTGCGTACACGCCGGAAGAATACGAATATCAACCCACTGAAGGTTCACGCAGAGCCAAACGCAGTGACTACGATGATGTATACGTTATTCCAGTCAGCGATCCCAATGCGTCAACCATGGCGCAAAAGATTGTGCAATACCAAGCAGTAATGCAGTTAGCACAGCAGTCACCTCAGCTTTACAACATGCCACTTCTGCATCGTCAGATGCTTGACGTGTTAGGTATTAAAGAAGCAGCAAAGCTCGTGCCAATGGAAGAGGACCAGAAGCCTACCGATCCAGTGTCTGAGAATCAAAATGTGTTGATGATGAAGCCAGTCAAGGCATTTATGTATCAGGATCATCAGTCACACATCATGGTTCACATGTCGGCTATGCAAGATCCAAAGATCATGTCCCTCTTGCAGAACAACCCAATGGCTCAGCAGTTACAAGCTGCAATGATGTCGCACATTAATGAGCACTTAGGCTTTGAGTATCGCAAACAAATTGAGTTGCAGTTGGGTATGAGCTTGCCTCCACAAAAAGACGAATCAGGCGAAGACATCAACATGGATCCAGAAGTTGAAGCGCGTTTGGCTCCCCTGCTGGCACAGGCGTCACAGCGCCTGTTAGCTTCTAACATGCAACAGGCCGCACAACAGCAAGCCGCGCAACAAGCTCAAGATCCGTTGGTTCAGTTGCAACAACAAGAGTTGCAGATCAAGCAGGGCGACTTGCAGCGCAAGGTGACTAAGGATCAGACTGATGCGGCGCTCAAACAAGAGCAGTTGAAGATTGATACACTTAAAACTGTGACGCAGATGCAGAACGACAAACAAGAGAGCATGTTGAACCTTGGCGTAGATGTGCTCAAACACTTGTCTACTAAGCAGCAAGCTAAATCTGTCCAAGAGAGCAATCATTTACACAGTGGACTACAAACAGTCTTAAACAAGAAACGCGAAAACTAAGGAAGAGTAATGGACATTATTGAAGTACTGGTAAAGCAATCTGACGAGAAGGTTGCTCAACTCAGAGACTACTTGGCCGAGGGCCGAGCAGAAAACTTTGAGGAGTACAAGAAACTCTGTGGTGAGATCAAGGGTCTGCTCACTGCACGAGGGTACGCACTAGACCTGCAACAAACCATGGAGAACGCGGATGACTAGTTCCATCCTGTTGGCTACAGACGCCAACAACCCGCAAGTTGTCGGAGCCTACAACTTCACTGCCACCGCAGAGGAGAAAGGCAAACAACTACCCAAGCCATCTGGCTATCGAATTCTTTGTGCCATTCCAGAAGCGGAGAAAGAGTTTGAAGATAGCGAGATTGGTTTAATCAAAGCAGACGAAACCATGCGCAATGAAGAGACACTCACAACTGTTCTTTTTGTTGTCGATATGGGCCCAGACTGCTACAAAGACCCTGCACGCTTCCCAAATGGCGCGTATTGTCAAAAAGGCGATTTCGTTCTTGTGCGTCCTCATGCGGGTACCCGCTTGGTGATTCATGGTCGAGAGTTCCGTATCATTAATGATGACTCCGTAGAGGCTATTGTTGATGATCCCCGTGGTATTAAACGCAAATAAAGGAGTACAAAATGCCTGAATTTGACAATGACGAATTTAAGTTTCCTGATGAAGCTAAGGGTAAACCCGAAGACAAAGAACCTGAGTTTGAGTACGAGGTAGAAGACGATACCCCTGTTCAGGATCGTGGCCGTGAGCCAATGCCTAAACCTCTAGTTGAAGAACTAGAGAAAGATGAGCTTGATAAATATGACGATGAGGTCAAAAACAAGCTTAAACAGATGCGTAAAGTTTGGCACGATGAGCGCCGTGAGAAAGAATCTGCTCAACGTGAACAACAAGAAACTTTAAACGTTGCACAACGCCTGTTGCAAGAAAACAAACGTATTAAAAATATTCTCTCAAATGGGGAAAAAGAATACGTTGCTACAGTGCAGAACGCCGCCAACATGGAGTTGGAAATGGCAAAGAGGGCATACCGTGAAGCGTATGACGCCGGTGATACTGACAAGATCATTGAGGCGCAACAGTCTTTACAAAATGCCAATTACAAGATAATGCAGGTAAAAAACTTTAAGTTACCCCCTTTACAAGAGGAACAATTTGAAGTACAACCGCGTCAAGAGCAACGACAATCTGTTCCTAAGCCCGACAATAAGGCTGAAGATTGGCAAACCCGCAATTCGTGGTTTGGTCAAAACAGAGGGATGACCGCTTATGCTTTGGGTGTTCATGAAGACCTAAAAGACAACGGAGTTCCAGTCGGTTCGGAGGAATATTATTCGGAATTGGACAAAACAATCCGACAAAGGTTTCCAGAGGTCTTCCAAGGCCAACAGAGATCAAATGAATCAACGGCTAGAACAAGACCTAGCACGGTGGTAGCCCCGGTAGCTCGAAGTACATCTCCAAACAAGGTGAAACTTAGACAAAGCCAGTTGAATACGATTAAAAAATTAGGAATTACTCCCGAACAATACGTGAAAGAGTTCCTAAAAGTGGAGTCCCAAAATGGCTGAAAATAGACTTACAAGAGAGTTAGAAACACGTGCGGTACAAGAGCGTCCTAAGCAGTGGATGCTCCCTGATATGTTGCCCGAGCCCGACAAACAGGCTGGCTACAACTACCGTTGGATTCGTGTCTCAACGTTAAACGCTGCTGACCCACGTAACTTATCGGCCAAACTCCGAGAAGGCTGGGAGCCCGTTGCACTTGAGGAACAACCCAAATTTAGACTGTTAGCTGATCCCAATAGCCGCTACCGCGACAACGTTGAGATTGGTGGATTGTTACTTTGCAAAACTCCTACTGATTTTGTTGCACAGCGAACCCAACACTTCGCTAAACAAACTCAAGCGCAGACAGATGCTGTAGATAACAGTTTTATGCGTCAAAGCGATGTGCGGATGCCACTCTTCCAAGAGCGTAAATCTTCGTCTAGCTTTGGCAAAGGTACTTAAATTTTTATAGGAGTCTTAAATGGCTTATCCTGTGGTTTCAAGCCCTTACGGGCTAAAGCCGATCAACTTGATCGGTGGTCAAGTATTTGCGGGTTCTACTCGTGAATACGCAATCATCAACAACTATGCTACGAACATCTTTTATGGTGACCTTGTGGGCTTAGTTCGCGGTAATTTAGAGCGTCTTTCTGTAAGTACTGGTACGGTGGGTACGGTGGTCGGCGTCTTTTTGGGATGCTCGTTTACCAGCCCGGTGACTAAACAGAAGACGTTTTCTCAGTTTTATCCAGCAAATACTGCTGCGGGCGACATTGTGGCTATTGTTTGTGACGATCCTGACACTGTGTTTTCTGCTGTAGTTTGCTCGGCTACTACTGTTATTGCTTCTGGTGCTCGTGCAATGGTCGGCCAAAACGTGGCAATGATCAACAACACTGGCAGCACTGCAACTGGTAATTCAAAGAACGCAGTTCTAGCTCCAAGCGCTACGCCAGCAACGACAGATGCTCTGCCTTTGCGTGTGTTGGGTTTGAATCCAGACACTGAAGTCTCTCTTGGTTCCGCCACATTTACAAGCATTTCAACTGCCACCATCACTTGTAGCGCAATTCCTTTTGCGTTGCCTGTTGGTACTGATGTAGGTTCACTGGACTCTAACGGCAATTACATTGCTTCAGGCTCCTTTGTAATTACAGCAGCAACGGCTGGTGCGACAACTGTGGTTATGAATCAAGCCCCCATCACTGCTTTTGGTGCAAGCTCAACGTTGGTCTTTAATCAATTTCCAGAAATTCTGGTTAAATTGAATTTTGGTCAGCACGAGTATTACGCAGCAACTGCTACAGCATAAGGAGCTAGATCATGGCTATTTCACGCGCACAACTACTTAAAGAACTTCTCCCCGGCCTGAACGCTTTGTTTGGTCTGGAGTACGCAAAATATGGTGAGGAACATAAAGAAATTTATGAAACCGAAACTTCTGAGCGTTCTTTTGAAGAAGAAACAAAACTGTCTGGTTTCTCTGCTGCCCCCGTTAAAAACGAGGGTTCTGCCATTGCTTATGACAATGCGCAAGAAGCATGGACTGCCCGATACAACCACGAAACCATTGCTTTGGGCTTCAGCTTGACTGAAGAGGCTATCGAAGATAACTTGTATGACTCATTGTCTGCACGTTACACGAAGGCTTTGGCCCGTGCTATGGCTTACACCAAGCAAGTTAAGGCTGCCGCTGTTTTGAATAACGGTTTCAGCGCTTCTTACACTGGTGGTGATGGTGTCGCTTTGTTCTCTGCTAGCCATCCATTGGTTTCTGGCGGTACTAACAGTAACGTTCCATCTACCCCTGCTGACTTGAATGAAACATCGTTGGAAAACGCTGTTATTCAGATTAGCTTGTGGACAGATGAGCGCGGCTTGTTGATTGCTGCTAAGCCTAACAAGCTGGTGGTTCCACCTGCATTACAGTTCACGGCAACTCGCTTGCTTGAGACTGAATTGCGTGTGTCTACTGCTGACAACGACATCAACGCATTGAAGAATAATGGCTCTATCCCTGGTGGATTCTGCATTAACCACTTCTTGACCGATACTAACGCTTGGTTCCTGACCACGGACGTTCCTAACGGCATGAAGCACTTTGTGCGTACTCCTTTGTCACAGTCTATGGACGGTGACTTTGATACTGGTAACGTCCGTTACAAGTCTCGTGAGCGTTACAGCTTCGGCTGGAGCGATCCATTGGGCATGTTCGGTTCTGCCGGCGCATAATATTTCTTAGGAAATATTTGAATAAGGGGGCTTGTGCCCCCTTTTCTTTTGTTGTATATTGCTTTCACCCCGGGGTTATCCGGTGCATTAGACAGTCCCGGCTGACGACATACAGACTAATGCACTTCATTTGTATGTAAGGACACATCATGGCAACCACCACGTTCTCCGGCCCAGTCGTATCTAACAACGGCTTTGATACGGGCACTTCCGCTTCTCCCCTTGCTGTAACTACAGCGCAAAACGTTAATGCTGCATTTGTTACAACATCTGCTACTACTGGCGATACACGTCTAAGCTACAATAAACTTACCTTTACCTCTACAGGTTCAGGCGAAACGCTACGTGCTTTCTCTGTTGTGACTGGCACTGCTGCTGCAACAGGCGGCACGATCAACGGCGCACACATTTCTTTGAGTGTTGACGGCGC